TATTCTTAACAAGATTAAGGTCTCAGATGAGAAGATTCTGGAATTCGATTTACTTCCTTCTATCCGTAAAACTAATCTAAATCGCTTAAATCGTGAAAAATTAGTTAAAGCTATTCAAGGAAGATTCAAAGAATTAAGCGGTGTTAGCATGCCAATCAACAATATTAGATCCTTAATTGCTACTGAATCCATTGGTGAAGGTGAGTTAGTTGATGAAGATGAAGCACCAAAATGGTGTAATAATTGGGTATATGTTAACAGTCATAATGGATTTATTAATTTAAAAACCTTAAAGCTTCATAAAGCGGAATCATTTAATGTTGAGAATGGCAAGAATGTACCTATCTCTGATTCAGGTACTAAGCCCTCAGCAAGTAAATATATATCCGATAGGGGATTTGTTAAAAAGGTAGACTCAATTGGGTACTTACCTGGAGTTGAAGAGACTGTAACGGATATCGAAGGCTCTACAATTCTAAATGTATTCAATCCTAAAACCTTACCTCAAGAGGCAAAAGAATATACTAAGGATGGTAAAAAAGCTATTGAATTAATAAAAGCTCACATGAAATTTATTTGCACTACGGATAAAGATACTGATATATTATTATCATGGTTAGCATTCCAAGTGCAATATCCAGGCAAGAGAGTCTTATGGGCTCCAGTCATTCAATCCATCCAAGGCGTTGGTAAAACGTTCTTTGGTGAACTTCTTAGGTGTTGCTTAGGCGATAGGAATGTTGGAACTGTATCACCTACTCAGGTAACTTCTGATTTTAATGCATGGGCAACCAATGTGGTAGTCAATGTATTAGAGGAATTAAGAGTTAAAGGCCATAATCGCTATGATGCTGTTAATGCGCTAAAACCTCTTATAACCGACAGAATGATACAAATTAACGAAAAGGGTGTTACACCTTATATGACGTACAATACGACAAACTATATGGTCTTCACCAACTATAAAGATGCATTGCCTTTAGATACCGATGATCGTAGATGGTGGATTATCTTTGTACCAATTCAATCTATAGACGATTTGCCTCGATATGTAGGTTATGAAGCAGGTGAATATTTCGAGAAATTATTCTATGCTATTAATAATTACCAAGGGGAAATAAGGAAATGGCTATTAGAATATACTATCGTTGAAGAGTTTAAACGCATTAAACAAGCACCAATGACTCAACATAAACAACTAATGATTGCAACAGAAGATGACGCCTTTTCGGGACTTACGGAAGTTAGGTCATTAATCGCAGGCAATAATAAATATATTAACAAGAACTGCATATCCCAGTCAGATTTAAATGATTTACTTTTATTCGATTATCCTGAATTGCAGTTATCGAAGAAGGAAATAAGATTTGTAATGAAGAAATTAGGTTACAGTTTGCATCCTAAAGTGGTTAAAGTCGATGGAAGAAATAGAAGGATATGGGTCCTGAATGCTATGTCTAATGATGAAATTCGTGAATCATTCGAAGAATTATAAGATTTGTTACCTATTTTGTGACCTCAAAAAAGCTATATACTATATACATTTAAGTACTATTTTATATAAATAGTAACGGTAACAGATAGAATAATAGAATGATAGTATAGAATAAGAATCTTTGGTATTCTCTTTATCATACATATCTATTTTCCCAATCGTTACTCGTTACTGTTACCTTGGTTTCATGATAAAATATTATAAATCGGGGAGGGGAATCAAATGAATAAGTGGATAATAATATCAATTGCTTTGGGTGTAATTGCATTCATTGCAGCGATGGCAATAGGTGTTGATGCATTAATGTGCACTCCGCCTTGTGTATGACAGATGTAGAAAAAAGTACTTCAAGATGGCGATGGACGGCACTTATAATATATTTGCTGATTTGTTTCTATGATTTCTTATTCGTTCCAGTCTGGTATGGTCTTAATCGACCAGACATTTCTCAATTTATGGATATAATTAATTCAACAGAGGACACGTTAGTTCAGATGGAATTGATGAAGAAATTGACTGGTCAGCATAATCCGTTTACTTTAATGGGTGGCGGTTTATTTCATTTAGCTTTTGGTGCGATACTTACTGGAAGTGCTATTGGATCAAATAAATAATAAATAATTAATAACCGTAAGTGATTACGTGATAGAATGTTTAAGCAAATCAAGGAGTTATTCAGATGGCAACTTATTACACGGAAAACAAGACGAGACAGCTAAAAAAGGCGATGGTCGCGGCGCTGCAAAGCACTTTGGGGATTGTGAGTCCAGCTTTATTGAAGGCTAAAATCTCTCGAACAACTCATTATAGTTGGCTTAAAGCCGATGAGGAATACAAGGCTCAATGTCAAGAAACTGCGGAAGCAGCACTAGACTTTGCAGAGAGTAGTCTTCATCACCAAATAGACGAACATCAAACGGCTGCTACGATCTTTTATCTTAAGACCAAAGGCAAGGCCAGAGGATATATAGAAAAACAGGAATATGATTTATCCTCGTCCGATGGGTCTCTAAGCCCTCAACCCACAGTGATTGAATTAGTTGCAAAGGATGACAACAACGACAGCGAAGACGAAAGCACAGATTGAACTCCCTCCTAAATTGGTAAATACATTCAAGGGAACAGCGAGGTATCGTGGCTCTTATGGGGGACGGGGCTCAGGCAAGACTCGATCATTTGCCTTAATGACTGCAGTCTTAGGATATAAATGGGGTAAAGCAGGCATCAATGGCCAAATACTCTGTGCTCGTGAATTCATGAATAGCTTAGATGACTCCTCTCTTGAAGAGATTAAGACCGCCATCAGGGCCATTCCATGGCTCAATGAGTATTACACCATAGGGGAAAAGTATATCCGATCAAAGGATGGTAATATTCACTACACCTTTGCAGGACTAAGGCGATCATTAGATTCTATTAAGTCCAAGGCTCGGATCCTATTGGCCTGGGTTGATGAGGCAGAGGCTGTTAGTGATATGGCATGGCAAAAGCTTATACCTACTGTCCGAGAGAAAGACTCAGAGATATGGGTGACGTGGAACCCAGAGTCCAAGTACTCTGCAACACATGGACGCTTCAGGACCGATCCACCAGGTAATTCTAAAATTCAAGAGTTAAATCATAGGGACAACCCATGGTTTCCCAGTGTATTGGAAGTGGAACGACTAGAAGATAAACAGAAGCGCCCCGATATGTATGACCATATTTGGGAAGGGGGATTCCTAATATTCAGCGAGGGGTCCTACTATACCACTGAAATGCGGAAGGCCAAAGATGAGAAGAGGATTGGAAGGGTTAGATATGATAAAGCTAAGCCAGTTGTTACGGCTTGGGACTTAGGGGTTGGGGACTCCACGGCCATCTGGTTTGCCCAGTTTATAGGCACAGAAGTACATTTGATAGATTACTATGAATCGTCTGGCGTAGGGTTAGACCATTATGTTAAAATACTCCAAGACAGAGGGTATATATATGAGCAACATATACTCCCCCATGATGTAAAGGTTAGGGAATTAGGGTCAGGCAAATCTCGATTAGAGACATTAGACAGCTTAGGCCTTAAAAATGTCGATATAGCCCCCCAGTTAAGGGTGGATGATGGCATCCAAGCTGTTAGGTCTTTGATAGATAAATGTTGGTTTGATGAGAAAAAGTGCGAACAAGGGATAGATTGTTTGATAAACTACCAACGTAACTATGACGAAAATGGTAAAACATGGCAGTCAAGACCTAGGCACGATTGGTCCTCACATGGAGCAGATGCTTTTAGATATTTAGCTGTTGGATATAAGCCTATGAGCTCAAATTGGGGCAAACCGATTAAAAGGAAATTAAAAGGAGTGGTATAAGATGAGTTTAATTAAGATGATTACAGGGGCATTAACAGGTGGAACAGGGGGCATCTTCAATTCAGATAAAGAGAAGAATGAGGGTTATAAATGGAAGTCAGGCATGGATGAGACACATGGTGGTACCACAGGATTATTGAACCAAGCAACTTATACTGCACCACAAGCTAATTTCCCTGAAGGCCATAAACCATTAAATTTAGCCGCGGCAGGCATTATAGAATCAGACTCAGGAGCTTATAACCCCAATAAAGGAACATTTCCAGGCGGAGCTAATGCCTTTGTAAATACTCAGAATGTCAAGGGTAACAATCAAAATATGACTGTTGGCTTTCTAGATAGCATCCTCCAACAATTCAATGATATGAAGGATAATATGGCTAATATGCCAAGAGGAGTAGGGGATACAGAAGCAATACAAAAGCTGATGGATCCT